TATAAGGGAAGTGATGGCACATTATTACAAAGGTAAGTATCAGTGTAAGTTTCCTGAGAAGTATAAGGGCGATTCATCTAACATCACGTACCGCTCAATGTGGGAGAGGCAAGTGATGTATTATCTCGACAAGAACCCCGACATAATATGGTGGGCGTCCGAACCATTTCCTATAGGATATCGCTCACCTATAGACGGGAAGAAGCATCGCTATTTCGTGGACTTCTTAATCAAAACGAAGAATAAAGAAACTATAATGATTGAAGTCAAACCGTATGCACAAACCCATGCGCCCAAACCCCAGAAGAGAATGTCTAAGAAGTATTTGAATGAAGTTAAAACTTGGGGCGTGAACCAAGCCAAGTGGGAAGCTGCGATTGAATATTGTAAGGATAGAAGTTGGAAATTTCAAATACTTACTGAGAAAGAGTTGTTCAGAAAGACTAAATAGTACATTAAGGGCATAACGGTACAAAAGAACAATGGCTGATATATTCGACACAATACTCGCAACTGGCGTCCGAAAGAACCAGATACCAGCGCGCACGCAAGCAGCAAGAGACTGGTACCGAGAAAAGGCTAGAGGGCAAAGAAGCGCCGCTGTCTACCCAGATAACATCATCCGCAGCAGCACCGGTAAATCTGAAGTTCTTATAGGAAGAATGTATCACTTTAAATATGATCCGAAGAATGCGGCGACTCTGCCATACTACGATAAGTTCCCACTCATCTTTATGGTTGGGCCTGCAAAGGGCGGTTTCTATGGATTGAACCTGCACTACCTACCGCCTCAGCTCAGAGCAAAGTTGATGGACGGATTGTATGATTTGACAAACAATACGCGTTATGATAAGTCAACGAAACTGAAATTGACATACGACCTGTTGAACAGCGCTAGCAAGTTTAGATATTTTAAGCCGACGTTCAAGCACTATTTAAGTCAAAATGTAAGGTCGAAGTTTATTGAGATTGACTCCACGGAATGGGATACCGCACTATTCCTACCGACAGAGAGATTCGAGAAGGCCAAGAAAACTAAAGTCTGGGCAGATAGCAGGAAGATGATCTAATGTCATTCAACATAAATAGTATGATCTCCACACTAAACAAAACCGGAGTGGCAAAACTTTCACACTTTGAAGTTTTCATCCACGGATTTGGTGATATGGACACTGAGCGCGCTCTCGTGAATCGAGCTGAAACGGTAGATATCCCAGGAAGAAGCATAAGTTCGGTTGAGCATAAGTTCCAGAACTCTGGCCCTGTCAACAAAATTGCTTATGGTTCAGTGTATGGTGATGTCACAGTTCAGTTTATTATGAGCGAAGACATGCGCGAAAAGGAATACTTCGAGATTTGGCAGAACGATATGGTCGGCACAGGCGCGTTTTCGGATTCTATGAATAGTGCCCAATCATCATACAACCCGAGATATTTTGATAACTATGCTGGAACTGTTGAGATTAGGCAATATGCGCCGACCGGCGAGCTGAGAGCAATACACATATTGAATGAAGCCTATCCTCTAGTGATCAATCCAATCACAATGGGATGGGGAGATGAGGGTGTAGCCAAACTCGGCGTGACCTTCGCATATAGAAATTATAGGTGCACCTTCACGAAACAAGATCAACCAGAACAGGGGTTTGGTTTCTCGTTGGGCATCGGGCCTGGTGGGATAAGCGGCAGCGCTAGAATTCCTGGCCTTGGAAATATTGCAGGGTCAACTAACCTAAAATCAATAAGCGCGAATGTGGGCGGCAAACTCGGACGAGTGGCCGCGATACGAAATTTATTTTAAATTATTTATATTATACTGGAGAATATTATGGCTTTACCATCGATAACAGCGCCTACATTTTTAACAAAGATTCCATCAACTGGGCAAGAGATTAAATACAGACCGTTCCTAGTTAAGGAAGAGAAGATTCTGCTGATGGCTCTTGAGGGTAACGATCAAAAAGAAATTACGAATGCGATCGTCACCACTCTCGATAACTGTATAGAAGATGGTGTGGACGTAAGTAAGCTGGCAACATTTGATGTGGAATACTTATTCCTCAAACTACGTTCTAAATCTGTCGGTGAAGTGATTGAACTCCGCATGAGCCACTCCACAGGGGATTGTATGCATCGCACGGATGTTGAGGTTAATATTGACGCCATCAATGTCACTGAAGAACGGCCGGAATCAAAGATTCAGCTCAACGAACAGATAGGACTTAAATTGAGATATGCGGGCGTGAATGATCTGGACGGAGTGGATGTAAGCTCGTCGGCAGATCTGTTTGGCCTCATCGTAGATTGTATTGAGTTTATCTATGATACAGATGACGTGTATAGCGACTTCACCAAGAAAGAACTGACCGAGTGGTTAGACCAATTGAGTTCTGAACAGTTTAAGAAGATCACAGACTTTTTTGAAGCTTCCCCAAAGCTGAGGCATACAATAAATTGGAACTGCTTGGCATGCGGAACTGATGATACTATGACACTGGAGGGCTTGACAAGTTTTTTTATGTAAGCATGGTACACGATTCATTGGCTAACATGTACCAGCTGAACTTCGCTTTAATGCAGCACCACAATTATAGTTTGACGGAACTAGATGAAATGATCCCGTTCGAGCGTGACATATATGTAACACTTTTGAAAAATTACCTCGAGGAACAAGAAGAACAACAAAAACAAAATAGGTAGTTTTATGGAAAAGAAGATAGAAGCTGGCTCGTCATTAGAAGCGGCTGACGTAAATAACGACGGAATAATCACCGAAGAAGAGTTGGAGATGCACCTTGAGTTCAAGCGCAAAGAACTTGAAGATGCTGATGCTATGCGTGACGCGCAGAGGAAAATGGCTTGGTTTGCATTGTTTGGTATGCTGCTATATCCATTTGCAGTAGTTCTGGCATCTTTGGCTGGTCTGGATGAAGCGCAGAAAACATTAGGGTCTATGGCGCCAACATACTTTGTATCTGTAGCTGCAATTGTAGCAGCATTCTATGCGAAAGAAGCAATGAGTAAATAAGATGGCTAAAGACAAAAACGATCTACCAAAATTGGTCACGGCTTC